CATCGGTGTCTCCAGACATGGATGAGGCCCGCGCACGGGCGGGAACTTTCGGGTCCGGCGCGGGCCCTGACCCGGTCAGGAGGCCGGGTGACTGTGGATGGCGTAGGTCGCTCCGACGCGTCGGAGCTCGGTGTTCTCGTAAGGGCGGATCGCCGGCCGGGACACGGTGGACACGAGGCCGAAGACCGCGGTCTCGGTGGCGGAGCCGCGCAGTTCCGTCAGGTACAGGCCGTGCAGCTGAGCCGCCAGGGCGACGGCTTCTGCACGGGTCGCGGCGTACACGTTGACGTCGACGAGGGCTCGGTCGAGCCTGATGCCGTCGTCGTCCCCGCCCACCACCTCGATCTGCACCGTGGGCAGTTCGGCGGCGAGGTTGTTGTCGAGCTCATCGCGCACGACGATGCCGGAGGCGACCCGGGCCCGGGTCCACACGATCAGTTCCAGCTCGACGTCCACCGATCCGACGGCCGCCATCAGCGACCGCCCGCCTGAGCTGCACGCAGCAGGACGTGGTGGGTCCGGACCTTCTCCGTGCCGTACTCGACCCAGCGGGCGTAGTAGGCACTGTTGCCCACCGTGGCGGTGGCGCGGTCCCGCCGCTGCCCGCCACGGGCGGTGCTGGTGACGTAGAAGCTCGCCTTGTACCGGCCGGGATGAGGGTCGGAGGCGCCGCCGACCGGGGCGATGCCCTCGGCGGCCGACTTGATGACGTTCGCGCGGCGCACCATCTCGGCCTGGAGCATCGGAGATCGCAGCAGCTGGCCGACGCCTTTCCGGGACATCTTGAAGCGGGCAGCCATACCCTCGACTCCTCACAGTTGGGGGTTCGGATGGACGTCAAGGGCGTGCAGGGCAGCATCCAGTTCGACGGAGAATGGATCACCATCACGAAGAAGGCCGTCGGGCAGGCCGCGCAGCAGTTCCGGTTGAGGGCTGCGGACGTGACCGGGACCCGGCTCAAGCCGGCGAGCCGGCTGTTTCACGGCTACGTGCAGTTCGTGCTGCCCGGCAGCGCCCCCGCGGCACAGGGCACGGGCCTGCTGACGGGTGGCCGGCCGCCGCAGTCGGATCCGCATTCGCTGTCGATCCCGCACCGCAGCAACGAAGCCGCCGCGCGGCTGGTGGCGGCGGTGGAGCAGGCGCGCGCTAGCCGGTAACCCGGTCGGCGGCGAACTGAACCGGACCGCGAGTTCCGGTGAAGGCGCTGCGACCCCAGTCGCCTGGCTCGCCGGTGACCTGGAAGGTAACGCCCTGATAGCGGCGCCCCACGGTCACCTGGATGCGGTCGGTCGTGCGGATGTCGGTGCCGGGCGGCGCGTAGATGGTGATGCCGACGATCACAGTGTCGCGGCCCTGCTGCTGAGCTCCGCCCACCTGAGGCGCCGACTCGCGCGGGGTCACGACACATCCCGGAACGTCGAAGGTCTGAGCGGTACCCGGCAGCGGCTGCCCGCGGGCGTCCCTGCCGGGTGAAGGGCCGGTACGCAGCACGCGGATGGTGACGCCGAAGGGGTAGGGGGCGGGCATCAGTGCCACCCCCAGCCCGGCTCGTACTCCATGCCCGGGCCGTAGTCGTCATCGAGCGGATAGGTCGGCGAGGGGTCGGCGGTTGCCGGGGTCGGATCGATGGTGAACGCCCCGCCCCGCCCAGCGAGTGCCTTGAGGGCGGCCTTGTCGGCCTTGGTCATGTACAGGCCGCCCGATCCGGAGGGGCGCTGCACCGACATGGGGCCGATCGTCTCGTAGGACACTTGCTGCGGGTTCACGTAGGCCCTGCCGGCGACCGACAGCACGATCGCCATCGCCTCGTCCGGCAGCGGCTTCACCACTGTCAGGCACAGGTAGACGGCCTGAGAGATCAGGAGGTCCGCCCGGTCGGCGTCGATCTCGTCCAGCCCGAGGTAGAGGGCAAGTTGCTCGGCCGTCGGAGCGACGAACGCCATGGCTGCCTCCTAGCGGGCGAGGGACTCCAGGGCTTCGCACCAGGCCGCCAGGTCGGTCGCCGGGTCGAGTTCCGCAGACCGGGCCCGGGCCCGCTTGGCGACCAGCCGGTACTCGGCCGGGTCGCTCAGCAGCTTGCGGATCACGGTCTCGTAGCCGTCGATGTCGTGACGGTCGACGAACACGCCGGCCTCGCCCAGCGACTCGCACAGGCCCGGGGTGGGGTGCGCGATCACGGGGATGCCAGAGGCCAGCGCCTCGACGCCGGCCCGCCCCCAGGACTCATACGACGACGGCATCAGCAGCACCTTCGTGCGCCGATACACCGCCTCTCGCATGTCGTGACCGCAGATGTGGTCGAGAATCTCGACGTTCGGCAGGTCGGGAAGGATCTGTTCCCCGTAGGCGCCGCGCACCGCCAGGAACTCGACGTCCGGCATGCGCCGGGCCAGCTGCTCGAGGACCCGCCCACCCTTTTCCAGGTTGCAGTTGACGAGGGTGACCTTGCGGCCCGGCCGGGTCCGGTACTCGCTGGCGAGAACCGGAGGCCGGACGATGATCTCGGCGCCCGGGCGGATGCCCTTGGGGTACTCGGCGAAGAAGAGTTCCGCCTCGCGGGCCATCCACTGGCTGTTGTAGACCGCGAGGGAGGTGTCGCCGCCCGCCATCTGCCGGAAGCTCGGCAGGTGCGTATTGTGCACGACCACCGCCAGAGGCTTGCCGTAGCCGCGGGCCAGAGCGCCGGCGGACGGGACGTTCTCCAGATGGGAGACGACCACGTCCGCCTTGCGGATCGCTGTAGCCGAGTCCAGACGGGACTGCAGAGGAACCACCTGGACGCCGTCGAGCTCGTAGTCGGCACGGTCGGCGGTGTAGCGGGACAGCCATACCGACACGTCGTGACCGCGGTCGACCAGGGCACGCAGCATGCTGTGGACCATCCACTCGGCACCCGCGTTGTGGCGAGGCGGGTAGCCGTGCAGCCGGGCGACGACCCGCATCGACGCCCGGCTGCCCTCCCCGCCCAGGCTCACGAGCTGCCGCCCGCTGCCAGGTACTTGACGAACGCCTCCACGTCGCCGAGGACGAACCCGTAGTACGCCTCCGCGAGGAGGAGCACCAGGTTCTCCTGGAACGCCGAGTGGACGCCGCCGTCCTCGTCGATGTACGTCGCCTCGCGGGAGATCCGCACGGTGATGTCCATGCCGACGCCGTAGGCGGTCTGCGACCAGTCGCCGCCGATGCCGCGGAGACCGGTGTCGATCGTGCCGGACTGGCGGCGCAGCTTGCCGGACACCGACCGGGAGTAGGCGACCGGCTCGCCGACCAGGGTGCCGGCCAGGGCGGCGCCGGTACCCGGCTGGGTGGTGTCGACGAAGATCGGGCGGCCGGTGGTGTCGGTCGCGCCAAGCAGGGACGGCTTCATCCGGTGGTCCAGGATGGTGCCGGTGTAGTCCCAGTCGTCGTTGGAGACCTCGCGCATGCCGGAGACGAGGTCGCCCCAGATGCCGCCGTTGGCCTGGGTGGTGGTGCCGATCGTGACGGCCTTGGTCGTCTCCGCGAGGTGGTCCGGGAAGGGCCCGGTGGCGCCCTTCATCGTGCGGCCGTGGATGGCCGCCCGGTCGAAGGCGCGGGCGAACGCGGTCGGAAGGTCGCGCTGCAGCTGCGTCCACAGCCCGGCGGCGTTGGACTGCACGACCTCCATCGCGACCGGGATGAGGACGGCGATCTTCTTGCCGCTCATGGTCTTGATGTCGACACCACCCGTGCCGAGGGGCTTCCGGCCGGCCTGCTCGACCCAGTCAGCCGTCGGCACGTCCAGCGGCACGGGGACCGCGGTGGTCGCAGACATCGACAGCGGGACTCGACGGGCCAGCGACATGATCGCGGACTGTTCGACCGACTTCTCGAAGATCGGGCCGGTAAGGGTCGGGGGGAGGAACGTCGCATCGACGTCACTCAGCTTGATCGGGTTGGTCGCAACCATGGAGGGCTACCTCTCTCAGTGGCCCTTCAGGGCCTTCTGCATGAGTCCGGCGAAGATGTCGCCGGGATCTGACGGGGTTCGGTTGCCGTTGCCCGAAGAGCCCTGGGTACGGTCCGGCGCCGGGCGCCGCGGCCCGCTGTCGGACGGCCTGGCCCAGTGCGGTTTGCGGTTCAGCAGGTCCGCGAGGTCACGCTTGATGCCGTCGGTGTCGATGACCCCGTCGGCGTCGACGTAGGCGGTCAGGTCCAGGGCGCCGGCAGCGT